TGAACCACTCAATACACCACCATATGCATACAATTTATCACCAATTCTTATGACATTGGTTGCTGCAAATGGTACATCAGAAATGTATTCCCAATCTCCAACGTTCAATACTTCTGGCGTCCAATAATCTGTGTATGATCCAGTACCAAATCTAATACCATTTTCAACTGTTAACGTTCCACTTACAATTACGTCTCCACCAAAAAGTGCCCTTTTTGGATCTGAAACATCACCAACAGTGCCACTAACATAAAAGTATACGTCAGTTTGAACATCTTCTGCAAATCTATTTTGTCCATCAATTGATATTGAACCGGTCGTTTTTTGTTGATTTGTACCAACTGTCCAAGCACCATCAATAACTTTACCAAAAATTGTCAAATACTCTCTGCGCTCTGTCAACAAATACATACTGATCATACCAGTTTGCATTGTTTCACCATCGAGTGTTGCAACATCCCAAGTGTACGCAGTTCCACCTTGGACTGCATATTGTAAATCAACAATATCACCAGAATTTAATGTAACAATTCCTGATAACACTGCATTTGGCTCTCCTGGAACACCTATCCAAGATACATTTTGTAACAATGTTTCTGTTTGTCTTCTCAGCCTAAGACCAAAATATTGACTATTTCCATATGCATTGAATTTTGAAAAGAAGATGTATTCACCATCCTGTGATACTGTCAATGATCCCGTTGTGTATGAAATTCCATTACTTATTTCAGAATTGATATAACATACATTATCAATGTTTGTCCATGTTGTTGCGCTGAATTGGTGTGATCCTGATGTTACACCCATGTATGTATTGATTGATCTTGATGCCAATGGTGTATCATCAAAACGTATATTGTATGCATTTCCAGGACCCAAATCAGTGTATGTTAATCCTGCACCAACTTGAATATAACGTTCATTATTCAATGATGCAGTGGCATTCAGAACAAGATATGATGCATCCTTATCTGAAGCATCTGTGGCAGTTATTTCTATTTGACCATTACTTTGCGTAACAATTTGGATATTGTTTCCAGCAACAAGATAACTTGTTCCATCTGCGAGTGTTTGCAATGAGCCACTCAATTGTTCAGAAACGATCTGCTGAGATGTAATATATGATGAAGAAATCAGTTGTGTGTAAACGTTGCCAGATGTGTATAAACTTCCGGTCAAAAATATATCACCAGTAATTGATCCACCTCCGCCACCTCCACCCGATGTCATCAATTTATGCCATTGACTATTGAACCAAAATAGAATGACAGAACCATAATTTTCTGTTATTTGTAATGTTGATGATGCATCAATGGTTCCAATGGCGGAGCTGATGTTGATATTGTAAAGTGCGCTACTGCCACTGACATCTTTCACAACAACCAATTGTCCATCCCTTGGAATTGATGGTAGAATAATGTTTATTGAACCGCCAAGTGGAATTCCACTGTTTGATACACAAATAATTGTGCAGTGTTCTGGAACATTGAACGTTGATAATGATTCATTTGCTGTGAATTCAATTGTTGACAGTGAAAATTTTCCTGTCAATGTAAGTTCTTTAGGTTTTTGTAATATTCCTATCTGAACGTCACTTGTTATTGCAACTCTCAACAATTCATCTGTATTTGTGTCTTTCACAAACACAAATAGTGAATTTAGTATATCATCATTCTGAGTACGCATACAAATTGGCCAATCTAATTATCATATAGTCAATTGACCATACTTTGTTGATGAAACATTGACTGTGCCAATGTTCATTATGTTAACATTGATGTCATTTCTATTCCTTGCTATTCCATCAAAAAATGGTAATGAACTGGTTGCATACATGCTGAGATTACTTGACCATGTATTTTCTGCCAGTGTTTCTTTCCCGTTTGTGTCAAAAAATTTGATCTGTATTGGAGAATTTTGACTTGAATTTTTTTTGTTTGGATTTATGTAAGAAACGCTATTTTGAAATTCAAGAAGATCTCTAAATTGTCCAAATTTTCCTCTTCTAAAATGAACTCTTGAATATGTTGGTAGCGCACTGATGAGACCATATTTCCATCCTCTGATTATTGGTGATAAGCCTGCATAAGAAATTGCATTTCCACCTTCACTACTGTATGAATAGAATTTTTCAAGTCGTTGAAAATTTGGAAAATGTGTTGTTGTTGAATATTTTGCGCTGTGCAATTGCATATCACCATATCCATACAGACATTTGAGTGTATCTGTTTCTGTTGCAGATGCTGACATAATTGTTTGAATACCAGACAATTCAGCATCAGATTTATCAATTGGAACAATTGTGATTGAATCATCATAATTTTGTATGCCATTGACCGAATTCACATATTCATCAATTTTTACTGCACCATATGTTGTATTGAATGGATTTGTACCTGTGAACCATACGTACAATTTTTGAACATTTATTGGCTGAATTTCTGCATTCAGATTAAAATCCCAAGATGCAATCAGATTTTGTTTGATTGACAACATTCTTCCAAAAGATGAATATCTATCAAAAATGAATGATTTGGTGAATTGATTGTCACTTGCTGATGTAATGTCAAAAAATATGTGTGCTGAATATTTCTTATCATTGTCATCAATGTAACTATTAAATGGTGACCAACCAGAATGTACTCCAATTTTTGCACCATCAAATTTTGCAATCTGTGATATTGATGGATAACATGAATCATACAATCTTTCATCATAATTGTAAGACATGACAGTATTACGACAATTTCTTGCTCTTTGCCAATTTGGTTGTGCTCTGTATGCTGGGCTGTATGATGCATCTCTTGCATTCATGCCGCCATAAATTTCAGGAGGTTGACCTGGTATCCAAGAATCAAATGTTGGATCAGTATCTCTGAACACCAAGCCTCTGTTCGCAGACAGTGCCATGGCTGGATCTGGATTCATCTGATCCCTCAATTTTTCATCAATAACTGGGTGTCTTATGTAATTGTCATATCCAGAACCTACGTAAGTAAATTTGTTTATGAGTTCAAATTGATCAATAACTGGTTCATCACCAATAATTGTTGAAACATATCCATTATTTTGTGTTTGGCTTGGAATAAATGTTTGTTTATCATTACTCAAATATGTTCCAAACAGTGTTATTGATATGTCACCTTTTCCTATTTTTATATCATGTTCTGTAATTGTGCCGCTAAACTCAGAATTGAGATCATTAATGTACCTGACAAACGTTGCGGATCCTGATAAACCGGTAACCGGTCCAGCAATTGCTGGGCGATATTTTGATATTCCGATGATCAATTTATCATTTGGATACAAAATGTATGGTGCAGCTCTGTCTGTTCCTGCATACGTTGCCATGGTGTAATAAACATTGTTGTATGCACTTGATGTGGTTGGTACACTCAAATTTATTGATGAACTGTACAAATTGTTCGTTAATTTGTAATGTTTTATTACGTTTTCATTCAATGCAAGATCACCACCCGTCGGACTGTACAGGTTGAAATCACCCATTATTGTAGAATTTTGTGCATACTGATTTTTGTACAATCCTATACCAGCTTTTGATCTGCCAATTGATGAATATGCATACACATTTGTAACTTTTGTTTGCTGAATTTCACCATCAAACAATTGTGTCACATTGTTTTCATTCAAATTGAATGAATCAACATTATTGATTAGAGAATTGACAGTTGAAAATTGTTTTTCTGCAGATGAATTTGTTTTAGTTGTACTTGCAAGATTAAACATGTTTGATACAATGCAACCATTGTCAATCTTTGACGTACAAAAAAGATTTACAGAACCTGTAAATTGATTTGAACCATCGTTTTGTACAACACCTTCAGGATCAATTCCAAATGATTTGAGACCAGTTGCAGATATTGTTGCATAACCCGGTTGGGCTTCACTACCACTCTGCTCAAGTATTATTGCATTTTTATTGATATCATTACTGTGTGTGAACGTACCTTTCAATATCAATTCTCTAGTTTTGAATTGATCACCAATTTGATTCATTAATGATACTGTTACAGCTGGACCTCCTGCAAGATATTGGTGTTGATTTGAACTCATGCCAACACTTCCTGAGTTTGTTCTACAACCAAAACATGTTCCATCAAAAAACCATTTTTTTCCTGCTTCTATTGGAACTTGTATCAACGCTTTTTCGACCAAAAATGGATGATCAAGATTTACTGTTATTTGTTCACTGTTTGTTGCATTGAATTTTTGATTTTGAAATATGCTGTTGTCATGATATTTTATCAGATTGTTGAAAATTTTTGCGCCAATTTTATTTGTTGTTGACGTTAATACAGTCACCAATTCATTGTTGTCTGCAAAATATTGACTGCTGGAAATGTGTGATGTTCCCAAAAAGCTATAGCCCTTTGCTTCACACCTATTGTTTGTTATTGTGTTTGCATAATATGGACTAACAATTGATGATGTCAAATCATTAATTGGCCAATTGAAAGTTTGTGTTTCTTTATTGTAGTAGTAAATGCTTGCAGTGTTTGATAAGAGACTAATTTTTGTATTGATTGGGAATTTGAGTTCTATTTTTTCTTTTGATGATAATGGAAGAGAAAATTGTGTCGTTGTGTCAATGAATGATCCGGATCCCCATGAACCAACATATTTTGATCCCATATCATTGAATGGTTGAATTGTGTCATACAAATTTGACCAATCATTTATGAATTCATCAGTTGCTGCTTTTGTAACAGAACCGGTCAATTCAAAATCGCCAGTGTACAAATTTTGATCAAGTTGTATGTTCTTTTCACCATTTCCATAAAATCTTTGAAGCGTTGTTGGGTAATTTACAACAATGTTCTGATCATAATTCAATGTTCTCAAATCATTGAATGGTCCATGATTATTGGTCAATAACTGATCAATCAATTTAATCTGTTTTCTTGGCAATATTTTTCTTCTATTGCATGGTGGAATGAACTTCAACACCATCCCTGATTTTGAAGTACCAGGCCAATTTGTGATGTAATCAACGTTTTTATTCCATGGAATATTTGTTGTTATTTGTGTCGCTGAATTTCCATCATAATAGTAATCTATACCAGTTCTGTATCCTGCATCCTGATTGTAGATTGCATTCAGTTGATCATAAACAGTTCCACCATATTTGTATCTTTTTCTGAATTGATCAACACCAAATTCTATTGAAAAATCTCTAAATTGTGGAATGCCATTTACGTGAACAACTCTATGATATTCATATGTAACCAACCAAACTCCGACACTGACTTGTGTTTGTGTTTCTCCAACAATTTCAGATGTTGATGTGCTATTCAAATTTGAGTTTGTTGTGTATCTGTATTCAATTATTCCATTTTCATATATTGCACATTCATATGTTATGACACCAAATCCATATCTTGGTGCATCATTTGTATATGTGTTCCATCTGATTAGAAGCCTTTTTCCAAATGATGAATGACTATCATAACAATAGTGTACACCATGATATTCAGGATTCCAATAGTTTGGTTTTGCTATCAAACCATTGTATATTGGTTGAATTGATTTTTTATCTTCAATGTAAATGTTATCTGCAACAATTGGTGTGCCACTAACATCAACAGTTGGATAACTACTCAATATTGTATCATATGTGTTGATTGCGCTATTAACATCACCTGGATACCATACCATCAATGCTATATTCACCAATGTCGATGGTGATGCAATGTTTGAATATCTTGGATTTGATAATGTGTTCTTATCATTGATTAAAATTGCAACTCCAGCATTGGTTACAAGAAAATTTGAATACTTTTCGCCATTGAATTCAAACGTGAAACCAATTGGTGTTTTTTGACTGTATGTATTTCCAGTTAAAGAATATTCTCCACCACCACTAACCTGACCGAGCCAAGAACCTGCTGCTGAGTTTGTTACAAATTTTTGAAATCGATTCCATGGTACAGCACTCAGACCACCGGCATTGTATTCTTTTACAAGAATGTAATCATCAATATTTCTTGTTGGTGCTTCTCTTAAACTTGCCGGAGTTGTCATATCAATATCCTATTCCACCAAATGCAATGCTATCGCCAAAAGGTGCATTATCATACATAAAACCTGTTGCAGCCATTTTTTCTCCAATTGGGACAGAATTTTCGTCACCATATTTGAGTGTACACAATACATTCAACACATCATTTTCAACGTTGATGTATGGAATCATTGATATCAATTTTTCATTGCACACATCAATATATGTTTCAACTTTTCCTCTATTTACAAAGTTTTCATACTGTTCAACATCATAAGTTGCAATTCCATTATTCACTTGAATAACATCCAAAAATGGTTCTTTGTGATTGTGTGGATTGTATGGATAACTGTTCAAAATAAATTCTGATGACCCATATGCATCCGGATTACCATCTTCAAGTACACCAATTACCTTGTCTGTTGAACCCACTTTTCTTTGCATATAGAGCTCAATAATGCCATTGAATTGTGCTGAAATTGTTGGAGTTTGTGGATCAGGTATGTATTCAGGAAAAGTGTGCAAATTTATTGCAGATTTCATTTGTTGTGTTAAGTTTATGATCACTTCTGATTTTGGATTGTTTTCTTCATCAGAATAGTACATTCTGAAATCAGCATTCAAATCCTGTCCATACTCACAAATGAAACACTTATGTCCTGGTTCACCTGAAGTTATGTGATATAAACCCATGTCAAAATGTTTCATTAGTGTCAATTCGACACCCTGTCTGAAACGATCTATGGCTGATGTATCAATTGAAGAACTCATCAATACATTTGGTACAGTTTTATTTTGTAATATGTTGCCAAATGAATCATCAAAGCTTGGTGACCAATTTGCATACTTCTGATCAAAGATTTGTTCTGTCATAATGTATCATTTCCAATTTCAATGACTTGAATTGCAGATTTTATGTCTGACCTTTCATTTTCACTCAAATACATTTCATTTGATGTGTATGCAATTCTATTCCTCTCAAGCATATGTGATTCGACAACAAATCTTATCCCATTGTACGTTGTCTTTTTGGGTATCAATTGATTTATGAAATTTCCAACAGTTTCATCAAACCATTTGTAGAATTCAAAAAACTCTTTAAACTTCAACCTATCTTTTATTCTGTTGAAATATATATCTCTCAAATTTTCAATCATTGGATATTCAGAATTGTACAAATTTTCTGGTGCTCCTAGAGCGTTATCAAAATAATCCAATGATGAGAAAATGTTGATGATATCGCGATTTAGACTGTCAATAAGAGAAAAATCTATTGACAATCTTGGATCATCTTTTATGGCTTCATTCAAAGCAGTTTCATAAATTGGGGCTGGAAGTGCCCATGGTTCATTGATATTCTCTTCAATTGTTCCCATTATTCTTATTCTTGAACCATTTATTGCCTCATCAAAACTTGGTGACACAATGTTCTGATACATGATATCAGCGATCAATACATCATTCATATCAGAAAAACCAATACCATAAGATGGTCCAGCTGTCTCTGAAAAATCTAAAAATGTAATATTTCCACCAATAGAATTCTTCACATCCTGATTGCATAAAGTATTCAATCTCAACTTTTGAAATGATCCACTTGACGTTGTGTTGTAATTCCAATTTATGTTTGGATCATTTACGCCAAAAGATAGTGGATTTCTTATGTGTTCAATGAATTCATTATCATCAACAGTCTTTGACCAAAATCTTATATTTCCTTGTCTACCTATAAATTCTGATGTTCTCACGTCTTGTGACAAATTTGCGTCATTCAAATTAGTCCCACCAGACATTTCAACAATGTATTCATTACCAATCCTAATGTGTATACCATCAGCATTCTTTTCACTATCAAGTTTTCTGAATGATGATGAGATGTATTGTGTGTCATCATATGGATATTCATCAAAACTCGATGATATCAACAGGAGATGTTCAATATCACCGCCAGATTGATTTCCAAGTTTCAAATACACAGATGAAGATTGAATTGGTAAATTTGCTTCATCACTTCTCACTAATCCAAAAGCATAATTCCAAATTTTTCCGTCATTAAACGTTTCACCAACAGGTGCTGACAATGTCAATGTTAACATATCCGCATTTTGTGAATATGCTGATTTTATGTACAGATTGATTGTATCATCATTAACGTTATACACAAGATTTGAATGCAAAATTTCAACATTTGATGATCCACTTGACTGCAATCTTACTATTGATTGATTATTTTCAACAGAATTTATTGAAAATAGACCTTCTAAACACCATGAACCAGATGTATACATACCATTTGATGTCAAATTTTCTGCTATTTGTGTATCATAAGGCCAACCTGGTTCGACTTTTTTCCCAATTAGAGATGGTCCCATCATTAATGATCCAGAAATGAAATCAGTCATTGCAACTTGAACTGTTTTAAGTTCTCTTGATCTTGAAATTTCTCCACTTGTTTCTCCACCATACTCTTTTATTCTGAGAGTATTGTCTGGATCAATGCCAATTGATCTTAAGAATGTTTTTATGCAATATTGGGTGCCCTTTGATCTCACAATTGATGGAAGATTTGTCAAAATTCTGCGCATCAATTCATTCTGAATTGATTTTATTGACTGTTCATAATTTCCATAATCTTCATCAACGTTTTCAGAAAATAGAAATTGATCAGTTGTTGAATTGTTGAAAATTGAAGGTAAAGTTATGCCAGATGAATTTGCATACCATTGCAAAAAATTTGATGGTATCGAACTATTTTTGTCATAATCAACAAAATTGAGTGAATTGAATTTGTCAGCAAACAATTTCAATTCGTCAAAATACTTTGCCCAAATGTACAAAAATGATAACATTATTTGAACACTTGACATTTTTCCTTGACCGGGAATTCCTTCACCTGAATAGAGATCACCATTTCCATCGAGTGCATCACTCTTTCCTGATTTGTATGCACCCTCAAGAAGATAATGTTGTGGAACCAATTTTGATATCATGTTTGGATTTGCATCATCATACAATGATGCGCTGGTCATCAGCTCAATATTCAAATTTGATACATCTTGATTGTATGGGAACAGTATAACGTTTGACAAATATCTTTCATTGGTAACATTACTGTGTTGATCCAATGATGAATTTTGTCTCAATAAACTTTCAGATATTATACCTGACTGATATATTGCATTATCATTTGAAAAAAAGTTTTGAATGGTTGAATGTAAAGAATTTCCAGAACTATCAAGTACTATAGCATTTACACTATCATTTCCTGGACCTATTGGCGGTTGAGGTTCATTGAATTTATAGTACAGTTTCAAATCATCTGTTGCAAAGATATTCTTTTTTTCATAATTTTTCAGTTGTGTAACTGATCTCAAACTGTGAAATATTCTGAATTCATCCAAGGTTGCGTACAACGTATCCAATGGTGTTATCACATCAGTTTCTGTTGTGAATGTTGATCCTGATCCAATCAGGAAATCATCAATATCAATATTCAGTTTTCCAAATGTATTTATCGTCTTGCTATCATACAATTCACAATTGTTCCACAATTCAATTGCATTGTAATTTTGTAATTCTTTATTGATTGCAATGTAAATGTGATTGAATTCATTTTTCACAATGGGACATTGCACAGAAAATCTGTATGAACCAGAGTATATTGAAAATTCTGCATTTGTTGTATCAGAAATGTATGAAGATGATCTGATATGAAATGTATAACCTTCATTGAGATTTGTGTTCTGTTTCTGAAAAACAATCTGATTGTGCAATGATCCAGTTGATATAAACAGTTGCATTTCAAATGAAATGGATGTATTTGCATTCTGTGGATTAATCACAGATTGTCCAGATTTATCTTTTGAAAACTCAGGATACATTGCGCCTGCGTAATCTTTTACTTGTATGTAAGAGCCACTCTGAAATAACAGTTGTCCAGAATATTTTGGAAATTGTTCCAATACGTATTTATCATATCCTGTCAAACCATCAATGAATTTTTCAAATTCTTCCCTCGTTCCATCAAATGGATAATGATTACAGATCTGTTCAAATGCAAGATTTACTTTTGCTTGTGCAGACATAAAGAATGTATGATTTTCAAACTTTGACCAATCCAAATCAAGTTGTTGTGTTGATTTTAATGGTGAATTTTGATGTTCATACAAAAATGATGTTGACAAAAAATTGTCAGTATCAGTGATTTGACTTAGTGACAATTCCAGTGGTTTTGAATTTGCAAATGCAAATTTGATGAAATCAGGGATATATTTTTGAACAGCCATTCTTGGCTCTAGATATCACTCAATGCTTATCAGATACCTTAAAGAATGTTGAACAATCATTGAATGTTTTTTGCATTGCACCACATAAAATTGCAACATCAATTGTGTATACATTGTCTTTAGGCAGCGATGCAGGTGAAAACATAAAATAATTTCCATTGACATCTGTGCTCATCAGTGTTGAATTATTTACAAAATCAAATGGGATGATGATATCATTTGTGTACACATTCCTAATTCTGTAATGAGCAATTGGTGAAATTCCTGGATCATTGATGTATGTCTTCACAAGATTTGACATGATGTTCTTGTCAACAATGTGTACTCTAACTTCCACATCATCACAATCACTGTCATACTGTTCATTCAATGAATAAACACTGACAACATATTTTGACATGTCAATTTGTGAATTTGATCTCTGATTATCATTGATCGTGACATTTGTTCCAGAAAGATATGTTATTGCTTGATCATTTGAACACCAAATTGGTAGCATTTTTATGCTGCCAGATATCTGTTGCAATGTTTTCAATTGTTCTGTTTTTTCAATAATGAATGATGAGGTATAAATTCCAATACGTTCATTAATGCCATCATTGAATTGACTACCAGAAAACAATAATGTATACATTCCACCAGAAATTGGCATATCAAATTTTAATGTCAAACAATTTGATCCAGTTAATGTATCATTTCCAAATGTATTTGTTAAGTTTCCATCACCATCATAGTTGTAAAAATAGAGAGTATTGATTACATCAAATTTGACGTTATTGATATCATTTCTGACTGCATCATTCCATTGAATATACAATTTTGGATGTAAATCACCATTATAGGCAGTGCGTGATGCAAATCTTTTTACAAAATAGTTGTGTTGATCACTCTCTTCAATTTCACCTAATGACAATCTGAAACCAGAGTTTGGTATATCATTTGTCAAAATTCCTGAGACAATTTTTGTAACATCAATCAACAAATTTTCTTCACCAGTTGTGAAGTATTGCGTACATGAATAATCATTAACTGCAGATGATGAAATGATATAGTCAACATTTTCATTATTTGATCCGGATGCATTACAACCAGACAATATCCAATTTTCACTCACTGAATTCTGAACAAAATTTGCTGCATCATAATCACCATAAAAAACAATATCTCTTCCAAGTCCTTCATCAAATGATCTTGATAGTGGATATACTGTGGTCGTAAAATTTCTTGGACAAGTTTGACCACCATAAACATCATACAATTTCAAATAACTTTTGAAGTTATTGTTGATATTGAATTGCGTTGTGTCAACATTTGTCAAATCAAAATGTAGCAATAATCTTGATAATTCATATCCATTCTTTTCTGAATACAATTTGAACAGATCGAGTGTACCTGCAGATCCAACATTTGATCCTGATTTGATAACATTTCCAATGACTCTATTGGTTATGTATGTATCCTTATCTGCATTGAATATTTTGATCATTATGTGACAACCTTTCCAATGATGTCATAATTTGGATATTTGATTTCAAATATTGATCCAATTGGAGGAACAATTACATTATTGATTGTGTTCATTGGAATATTGAATGATACGTTACTGTATGTTCTGCTCCCAACATTTGTCACAATATTGTTGATGATCAAACTGTTTATGCTCATAATTCCTTGAACATTTGATATCAAACTCAAGATATCATCTCTAATGATTGGTTGATCAATTGTGAAATTTTTGATGTTGAAATAATCTTTCAATCTAATCAACACTTGTTGCAACACAAGACTTTTATTCAACAATGGATCAATCATAACTTCAAAATTGCATCCAATGTTGATTATTTTTGCATCCAATATATTGAACGTATCTGACAGTTGTCTATAGGGTGTTAGATAGTTTTTCAGATTCTCTTTCAATGTATCAGGAGATATGACCAATTGTTGAGAATCATTTCTTGATATAACATATATGTTGCTTGCTTGTCTATTATTTGGATCTGGATGTACAGAAGTTCTGAATATTCTACCAAATGTTGTTGGTAAAGAATAGATGCGAGCAATAACATCGGGTGCTGTCACCATTCTTTCTTGAGAATTTTTCATTAATGGTATCAATTGTTTCAATTCATCAATTGTCATCGCATCTTCACCACCAGATGCATCATCAAGATTTGTAACCTCAGTTGAACCTCTAATCGCTGATGCTGTAGCTGATGAAACATCTCCAGGAAATGTCATATTCAACAACTTAATTGATTTGATTGAATCATTTTTTACAGAATGATTGAGACCTCCACCATATCTGTATGTCACTGTCATTGTTGTGTTGGTGTTGTAAACACCCAATGTTTTGCTGTTTAACATACTTGATGGATTGATTGCAATTTTTGAAAATGTTTTTGTATATGGTAATGAAATTGCAAAACTTGTTGGATCTGGTAATGCATCATCTTCAAAACTTTCTGCATTTCCACCACCTAAGATTATTGTTGTTTGTCTTGTTGCCAATGTTGTGTCTGTAACATAACGATATGGTACAAGTTTAGGCTTAATTCTATTCTTTACAAATGCAGCATCAGATTTTGTGTTCAGAACACTCAAATAGATTGTGTCATCTGTCAAATTGCTTACTTCATAATAGTCATTTCCCAAATCATCCTTCATTGAAATGATTTCAGAAACATTTGGTTGTTCAAGAGATAAACGTTTAAATGGTACAAATTCATTACCAATTGTAAACGTTTCTATTTTTTCTTTTCCAGAAATTGCTTCACCCTCTGCAGAAAGAATGTATGATTGTGGAACATTATTGACTGTTTTGTCAATAATATATTTTGCTTTTAATGTTCCATCTTGATTTGTATCATTGAAATTGATATCATCTTTCAATATGAATTCAACACCATTATCTGCAGAACAAATTGTATTTGCTTGAATTATTGGTAATGAATTCATGTCTGGACCATTACCATTCTGATTTGCTGGGACTCTTACATAAAATGTCAATGGAACAATTGCGGGGGCTGCTCCCTGAATTTTTACGCCTGCAGTCTTGAGTAAATTTTCAATATTTCCATATTCAACTGCAGTGTCATAACTCAATTCACCAAATTGATGATCAAGATAGAATGAAAATGTATCACCAACATATGAAGCAAAATCCAACAATAAACCACCAAGTGATGCTTCTGAAAAATCCTTGATCTTGTCTGGATAATAGAGTTTAGCATATTCCAGAAGCTGTTCTCTGAATGCGTTGAAATCTTTTGCAAGATACTTTCTTTGACGCACTTGAGTTAATCCAGTTTTTGTTGCCATTTAAGATCCTCAAATGTAACTATATTCTCTGTGCAATCAAACAACTTTCAATGTTACCTCAATCATTTGATTTGAAGCATTCAACGTTGGCACACTGTAAGTTATAATCAATTTTATGTTTGCTGTATTTCCATCATTAAATTGTCTATCAATTGAAGAAACATAATCCTCAAGATTGATATATGGCATCCATTTTGTGACAGCATTCTTTATTCTAACAACTGCTTCATTATCAAAATTGTCAAGTGAAGTGAATTCAAAAAGTAATTGACGTAAATTTGCGCCAAATGTAAATTGTCCCAATCTTTCACCCCAATTTGTTAAGATAAGATTTCTGAAATTGTCTCTAACCTGATCTTTCAATGAATAGTTCATCAAAAATAGATCATCAGTTGTGCTCAATTGCAAAGGGGTCTTTATCCCAATTGGTATTGCAGTTTTTTGAACATCATGTTCAATCTTTTGTTTAATGGTTGTACCAACACTTTTGAAATCAATTGTTGCCATTTTACAATTTACGTACCAAAACATTTATCTGACTTTTGATCAGATCATAGATTTCATCATTCAAAGTTTTTTTCAATTCTTCAAGATCATCAAGCCTATCTTCTCTATCCTGAAAACTTTTTGATGTTGAAAGAATGTGTGTCTGTACACTCTGCGTTAAACTCTTGATGAGAGTTTGTATTGCCATTCTGATTTTGTAATCTGGCAAATATGTCATCAATTCTTCAGTCAGAATAAATTCTTTTAACTCATTCTTATTCATTATCAATATCTCTCAAAACTGGTTTTTTGTATGCTGCAGATGCATAATCACCATTCAACAACTTTTCAAACATTTCTTCATACAACGTGTTAACTTTTTCACTAAACTCATTCAGCGCAGTAATTATCTGGTCTTCCCAATATTCACGACCATAACGTATCATTGTTGGATCTGAATCATCAAATTGATCTTCAAGATTTATTTTCATTGCATGACGTAAATTGTCATATTCATCAAAATCTTCAAGAGTTGATGCCATTTCTTTCAAGATTTTTTTTGCTTCAATGATAACCTTTTTCTTGTGCTGTACGTTTTTCATGTATTTAAGTATTTCATCATTTTTTTGATAGGTTAACACTTGAAAACGCAAAATGCAATTGTCTAATCAACTCTTCTGCTTTCAATCTGATCTGTTCTTTTTCTTCATCATTCACTGCTCGTTTAATTGCAGAAATGTATAGTGGATCATTATGCAATATTTTGATCAATTCTTCTGGAGTCATATCGTGCCCTTTACACAAGAAATAACATTGTTGCTGCAGTCTGAGCTATAACACCTGGTCCAAGAATGCTTCCAATCAGATCAACTATCATCATGCCAATGATATCTTGCATAAATACAATCATTGTTGCAGATAACAATTTTGGCATGATCAGCAGTAAACCAACCTTTTTGAATACATCAAGAAATAGGTTCAAAATGAGATCAATAAACTTTCCAATCAAACCTTTCAAATCAAGTGTCATGAGTGACGCTGCAAGTGATGGATCAAATATTCCCAAAAATATGTTTGGTAATGATACCAACAATTGTTTCAAAAGATCACCAATAATGATAAAATCAAAATTTGGTGTTGGAATTTGTGGAATTGTGAATTGAGGAATTGGTGGTAGTGATGGTAATCCTGTTATGAATGATTTCAATAGATCAAGATTGATGTCATATTTTTGTGCAAATTTTGGTAACAGAGGAATTGATGGGTAAGCAACACCAAAATCTATCAAAAATTGTGGAATATCACCAATTTGAATGTTGATGGCAAAATTTGCAGTTGGATCAAAAAATAGTGGTTTTGCAGGTTGACCACCATTTATGTCAAGAAACTTGACAACTGGCTCATATATGTTTTTTATGAAGATTTTTACATAATCTCTATCAGCATCTTTCAAATAAGGTAATGACAATGATGCAAATGGTGATGGACTGAACCAAAAAAGTTGACTCATGGCAAATGGATCTCCTGACAAAAGAATTTTATCAGGGTCAGATAGGAGTGGCCCACCAATTGGTGGAAATTTTGTGACAATACTTGACCACTTTGCTCCACCACCATTTTCATTTCCAGATGTCATCAACAGTGCAACCTGTTCTGCAAATGCATTGATTGCAGATTGTGTCAGTTGATCATTTTGCAACATGCCAATTGTTGTCAATATTTTATCATTTGCACCCATTATTTGATCAGAACCTTTTTTGAAAATTGTCCATTTTGACCTGCAATACCAATCTGAGCACCCATTGTGTCAACTATTGGTTGTGCAGAAATATTACCTGAATTTGCTTCTACACCAACCGGTTGACATAATACAGCAAGATTTGCATCATCACCACCAAGTTTCAAATATCCCAAATTTGATGGTTTAAGAACTATGTCACCATTTGTTTTCATTGCAATAACGCCATAATTTTCAACGTTATCTGATCTGATTTTGTTCTGTTTGTCATCCTTTTCATCCCAACCGGTTACAACAAACTCAATATCAGATCTCACTATTATTCTGACTTTATCAGTCATCAATGCAATTGCAGGATCACCCGTTACTTCATCAACAATTTTTGCCAATTCAATTCTGTCGCCACCTTGAAATTGTCCATTAGAAAGTATACTATTCAATTTTTCAAGATCAAATTTCTTATCAATAGAACATTTTTGTGATGTCAAAATTCTTGATGCATCATTAATGTAATCCGGATCACCTTCATGTTCATTGATCTGTTCTACGCTCTTATCCAATTCCTCCATACCAATAGAATTTTTTACAGTTTTTCCGGATGTTGTGGATGTTCTTCCGGCACCAGTTACAATGTCTACTGTTCCTGAATCTTTATTGAATTCATCATCTGGAAAAGAATTGACGGTCTTTTCACCATCAATGTCATCATATTTTGCAATTGGACCACTTCTGTCCTTTCCAATTACAATTCTTGCATTTCCAGTTCCTTCAATGAGATATTCGCCAGGGCGCTTTCTGTATCTTGGAATACTTTCAATTGGTGACAATTTTCCTGCATCAGTTTCTGTAATGATCTTTTCAAATATGTTTTCATCCTCTGATGATATGACTGCAGAGTTTGCATCAGTATATCTTTCACCATTGTCAACGAATGTTCTGCCATTTCTGAATTCATATTTTGGTTCGTCTGTTCCCTGAAATTTTTTCTTCAGACTTGGTGAAAATGATTCATCATACATTCTTGGATGATGTGTATGATTTGCATCATCAACATGATGAGGGGCTGTTATTTTGCAAAACCAATATCCAATATCAATTTGTTTCAACCCAAATGCTTCAAACATTACCCAAATTTGTTCACCTGGAAGGGCTGGCATTGATAATTGTGCAGGAAAGAATGGATACAGCACCATTGGCAATTCAATTGCTGATGCATTTCCATCCAATGCCCGTGCAGCAATCAATGAATTTCTTGGTGCGCTGTAAAGATATTGTGGATTTGAAACGCTATATTTTTCAATTAGAGAAGCTATTTTTTTTTCAGATAATATTGTTGGATCAAACAACGTTTCAAGAATTACAAATCTATAAAAACTTGGTGGTACAACATTTGTACCAGCATTCTGTCTATTTTTTGCATCAATGACTTGGGCTGCGTTACCCTCAACAAGATGTTTTGTTAGATCATATTTGTTATTCATTTACTTTTGAGTAAATATCGTCAGGATCAATTTCATTTTCCTTTTCTTGAACCTTAGTAATCAGTTCAGCAAGTTTCAATAATTGATCATTTGCTTTACTCATTCTTTCAATGTATGTTGCCAATGTTTTTCCATGTACAGCATGCTCTGTTGACTGATCTTTCACTATTGACATCAAAATTATGAACAAATTGTGTGCATTCTGCCTGTCCCTAATTGCATTGATGTATATTTCTTTCCACAGACTTTTTTTCTTATCTTCAAGCGTTGATATATCATCCAACAATTTTGAAAAATCATGTATTTTTTGTTCTATTTCAGAATTTGTTGCATCACTCATGTGTTACCTCAAAATATTCCAAATTGACTATCAATCTTTAAGCGTCTATATGATTTTTTCAAATTTTGCAATGTAGTTGTCAACTGCTTTGGTGTTAATCCAGATAGATCTCTCAAATATAACAACAATGCACTCTTATTCAACAGATCAATATTGTCAATGTTTTCAAATATTGTTATGATTGAATTGATGCAAACCAATTCATTTTCTGTTTTGGATTGATTTCTAACTTCATACATCATTTCAATAATGTTTGATGCAGTATTTTTGCTCTCAACTATTACATCCTGAGAAGGAATTATTGAATAGTTTTCAATTGCACGTTGATCTGATAATGATAATGATTCACTGTCATCAATACTAACGTTCTTTTTGACTTTTTGAGCACGTTGTTTTGTCTTTATGATCAGCCAATTTTTTGCAACAACGTTAAAATATGAAAATGCATTTGTTCCTCTTGTCGCATCAAATTTATTCAAAGTTTCAAAAAGAAAATTGACACAATCATCTCTCAAATCATTATATGTGTCATGAAGTGATGTGAATTTATGAATATTGATCAAATTTTCAACCAACTTTACAAAAGCTGGCATAACATCTGTTACATAGATTGCATTCTTATCATTTATAGATTGTGTGCCCTGATATTTTACTATTGCAGCTTGTGTATCCTGATTAAAATACATTCTTGCTTGTCTTGCTTTTTCATCGCCATCTTTTCTTCTGCGACGTTTTTTTATTGGCTTCTGCTCAACATTAGTCATTTGTTGTGTCGTTTTGATTTTCATCATTTTCATCACTTTCAACCATTAAATTTGCAACAAGCAATAGGGCATTTATTGATTGTTTCATTTCAAATATGAATTTTTTCACAATTGGATCATCTATTAACACAGGTATTTGTGCCATTTCTGACAATATTCTGTATCTATCATTCAAAATATCAAGTGATTTTTCAGTCTGTTCTGTTACTTCTTCAAGTTTATCAAACAACATTTCAGATTTATGAAAAAACACATATGCAATCAATGATGCAGTGATTAACAAAATTGTTAACAGAATAACAACATATATCATAACCATTTACTCAACTTTTCAGAATATTGTGTTTTGATTGCATCAATATTGTACTGCTCTCTAATTTTTTCACCCAATTGCATTGCCCATTCTTTGGGTATTTGTGGAGATTGTACAAACTTTTTTATTCTCTTTTTGAAATCTTCTTCAGATGCTTGGGCCCATTTAGCATTTGGCATAAACAATTTTCCATCAATTCTTGTTTGGTGAATTTGTTGCAATTTGTAATCAATTTGAATGAACTTTCCAATGTTCAAAAATTCAGTATGGGCAGACCAATTTGTTGCAATTATTGGTAGATCGCATGCAGCGGCTTCCAATAGTGGTAATCCAAATCCTTCACCTCTTGTTAATGATACAAGTGCTTTAATTTTGGGATGTCGATACAGGGCTCCAATTTCTTTCTCCGTAGTTGTTCCATGCAAAAGATGAATTTTTGGATATGGACCTTTTCTGACTTCTTTCAAGAGATTTTTGAATATGTTTGTTGTGATATTTTTGTCAATTTTTGTATTTCTTGATATGTTTGTTTTTATGACAATACCAACATTTGGATCATCACTGAATGTTTCACACATCCATTTTAATGTATAGAAAATATTCTTTCTATCATTTTCTGGATTGTTTCCAGTTATTTGGCCAAACAACAAAAAATTGAACTCAGTGTCAATATTGAGATCAATTTTTGCATCATTATTCAAAATTTCATTTGGAAATGCTTCAGGAACTATTGAGCAATTTTCAACATTTCCAATGCTATTCATTGCATGCTTTGATGGAAAGATCACATGATCCATTCTTTTACAATGATTTAACCAATCTGGATTTGAGATGTCTGTTTCAATTGCTGCCGTCAGTCCAATGTTTGTTGTTGCGATTGAATTATCCCATTCATTTGGTAGTTGTAATTGTAATGAAACGTCAAATCCTTTCAAATTTGTTGATGATGCATCAAATATTTTTCCAATCATACCATCATACTGATTACGATTTAAGATCCATGGTGTATCTCCCCATGGCATTATTTGAAATTTCACATCATATTTTTTTTCATCCAATAACCACTTTGCCACTTGACGACAATGTACGCCATAACCAGACTGTGTCAATATTGGGCCACGTAAAAGTACACTTTTCATATTGAATTAACATTCCACCTTTTGATGTCAGAATTTTTCCAATCATTGATCAATTTTGTTAATGACATATCCCAATCATTGATTGTGTTTTTCATATTGAACTTTGTTTGTGCATTAATTTGTGCCAAATTACCAATTCTTTCTCGCTCACTCTGTGGTAATTTATACATTTTCATGATTGCGTCTGTTACTTTTTTATGTGAAACATAATCTTCATAAATGTATGGTATCATTTGATTTCCAACAAGTGATTTCACATCCGGTTCGAGTGCACAACCAAATTCTGTGCCTGTTTCATCATCAAATACTTGTTCTATCATTCCACCAGTTTTCACAGCAATCAATGGTTTTGCTGCCATTTTTGCTTCCAACAGTGACAATCCAAATCCTTCATTGAGTGAAACATTTATCACAACGTCACTCAAATTGTATATGACATTCATCTTTTGAAAATCAAGTCTTTCATTTGAAAAGACAACATTTTCATTCAATTTCAACTGATCAATTACTCTGTGTAAATTTGGACCTTCCTGATCAAAGGGATCAGTATGCATCAACAATGTTGCTTTTGAATGACCTTCAGAAATTTGCAATTGATCTATAAATTGACGCCATGAAACAAGCAAATCATTTGCTCTCTTTCTTCTTGCATTTCTTGACACAAACAGCACAATAAAATGATCAGCTCTATTTTGTCCCAAAAGCTGAATTTTATTCTGTCTATTCTGTTCTTGCGTTAATTGAAAATAGAGTTCATTTGGAACAGCATGAGGTATATAACCAACATTGTGTGTTGGCATATTTTCTTTCAACATATTGAAAGTCTGTTTGTTGATGCAATTGATCAGATCACAACTTTCATACAACACTCTGTTGAATTCTGGCCAGGGTGGATTGTCCCAAAGATGGTTGTATGCTATTGGACACACAGAATGTATTTCATCTTCCATTTCAAAAATGTGGATAAAAAATCTTGGGTCCGTGAACAATAGAACACAATCTGGCTGTTCTGTAGCAATTGCGTGGCGAATAAGATCTCTGGTACCAAAACCATCGATTGGTTTTATGATGAAATCATCATTCACTGTGACAATATCATAATTGTCATGTTTAACAGCTGCACCAAAACATTTGAAATTGTACCTACCAGTTTCAATCAACCCATTGATCAACCATCTTGCTTGTGTACCAACACCTGAGCTTGATAATGGGTGATCAGAAAACAATAGTATTTTGTTTTTCATCAAAAATATAGTAACACAATCATATGTCTTGGTTAATAGTTAATGATATGAAACTTACTGAAGATGTGCTGCGTAAACTTATAAAAGAAGCATATGAAGATGAAGGAATTGATTTGACTGAAAAACTTCAAGGTGCAATTCTTGAAATTGAAGAAGATTTGTATGGTTATGGTGATCTTTTCAAAAGATATTCAGATGAAAATGGATTACGTTTATATCAAGCATACCAATTACTTCTAAAACAATTTGAAGCTGTAAAATCTTGGGTTAAGTAACAGTTTCATTTACACCATTCAGTATTTTTGAATTCACACCATTTACAGGCATTGCGATTTTTTAGAGCAATGCCTTTTTTTACGGCACTGATCATATTGTTGACAACTTTTATTGAACGTTCTGTTGTCAGATCACCAACAGATACTTTGATGAATTCACAACGTTTTCCCTGTTTTGCTACCTTTTTCAAGAGAAGAAATCCACATTGAATATCTTTTGGATCAATATTCAATTTTTTTGAATAGAAATTTTTGTACAGGACCAATTGTGATTGGATCATTTTATCAGAACGTTTTTCAGCATTCCAACCCCAATTTGTTGTTTTGAAATCAATAATCCAATATTTCCACTTTTTTCCACTTTTTGTTGGAACCTTGATTATGCAATCAATAAAACCTTTGAATGCATGTTGTGGAAATTTTTCCAATTGCTCATACAATTGGTGTTCTGCATCAACAGGTTGCCAATCAGGAAATGTTTCATTCAAATATTGAGGTAATTCCAACAATATTGCTTCAATATTTTCTAGGGCACTTGTGAGTGTTTCATGAGGATGAGCATGCTCGAGCCACAATTGCTTGAGCATATTTTGTGCAATGGTTACATCCATTGTTCCGGAATTCAAGAAATTTTCACACCCAGCATGTGCTGATGTACCAAAATCAAGAATTTCACTCGGTTTTTGATTGTCAATTTTTTCAATGTGATGCAATTTATGACGCCAACTGCATTCAGACCATTCTTTAACTTCTGAAAAACTTACATGAGGTTTTCCAGTTATTAGATTTTCAAATTGCAATTCAGACATTAGCTTTTCTTTTCTGGCACAATGAAATCAAATTGAAGTTGCTCACCAACGTTTTTGTTGTCTTCAATTTGACTAACCGCACGACCCTTCAGTTTTTCCCAATCTCTTTCAGGACGAACTTCAAGATTTTTTTGCCATGCTGCGGACAACACTTTTGGATCAACACCAAGTTGTTTTGACAAAAAGATTAATGAATTCAAATCCTTAACAAAACATGAGCCAGCGAAACCAGGCAATAATCTACCGGTTCCATCATCTGCCGGCATTGGTCCTGGGACTTTCCAATGTGAATTACCCAATCGCTTATCAAGCGTTGCAAGCTCAACTATTCTATCATAGTCAATATCTTGACCGGTTTCAAGCAACTTTTCACAAACTTGATATATTTCATTTGCAAATGAAACCTTAACAGCTAAGAAATTGTTGATCATATATTTCACCATCTCTGCATTAACTGCTGATGTTTTATGAATTGGAACTTGAGGAAATGCCAACATAAACAATTCTTTAACCTTATTGATCCAAGGTCGTGGACCACCAAGAATGATCCTATCCTGATTTCTCATATCATTGAGTGCATTTGCTTCTGTAAGAAATTCAGGACAAAAAACTACATATAATCCTTTGTCAACAAATTTTTTGTTCCAATTGTCAACACTTCCAGGTGTGACAGTTGATTTGATCACGGCAATACGTTCACCAGAAACTGATGCCAATTCTTCCAATGCACCATCGACAATTGACAAATCACAACTTCCATCCATTTTCATTGGCGTTGGAAGACATACAAAATAGATACCAGAAAAATTTGTTTCTCTATTTTCAACAGTTTCGCACCTATCAATTAGGTTTGATATTGATGTTACATCACCTTTGTAATCAATTGGGATAGAACTACCTTCAACTCGCTTACCAGTTTTATCATATGTATAAACTGTTAAACCTCGTTCAGAAAGAACTGTCGTTAAAGATCCGCCAACAAAGCCTTGCCCAATTACTGCTACACTTGTCATATTGACATATTTCAACAAAATTTATGATTGTTCAAAAATCATAATCCAAACTTTGTCAAAAGAACCTGACCATAATCAACTTGTTCATCAGAATATGATCTGTCATCTATGAACATTCTTCTATCCATTTTTATCAATTCTTTTTCTGAACAATTGAATTCAATTTCATTAATCTGATCAATCAATACATTGCATTCAATATCACTCTTATCAAGCGTTTTTGTTGGAAGATGATAATCATCAAACAGCATCAATTTATTGAAATGATGTTGTGTCAGTTCCCAATCAGTTTTTGTACCATTGTATGTATGATCACCATCAATGTATATTAGATCATAATTGTCACAATTTTTCAAAGCATTGATTGAAATATCAGGGATGAACTCAATATTGAACCATTGACTTGGAAAAATTGTTTTGAGTGCATTGAGATGCTGCACAGTTTCTTGTGTTCCAAGATTTGGATCAACAGTTGTTATTCTGTAATCAACACCAAGATCATTGAATGTTTTTGCAGCACAAAAAGTTGAATACCCTCTTCCAAAACCAATTTCAAGCATTGATTTGCAATTGTATTTTTTGATCAAATTGCTGATCAGAATACCTCTTTCATAATTTGATCTGTAGAACATCCCAGTTGTTTTGTATAATGGGTGTGTATTTGTTCTGTGCCTTTTTGCTGTAAATTCACCTATGAAATCAAAATCACCCATATTGATTTCATCAATATTTACGCCAATATTTTTCAATTTTGTTTTGATATCAACAATCTTCATAATTCATCAATCAACTTTCTAAATTCATTATAGCCCTGTGGTAATTTCAAAAAATCTACATTTGGAATGTGTGGTTTTGCCAATGTAACATCATCATTTATTGCCTCTTGTGGTAAAACTATGTCTGCAATTCCAACGTTTCTTGAAACAACTGGAACATCAAGAAGTCCGCATTCAATTAGGGCTTGAGGTCCACCTTCAACTCTTGATGTTATTGGATACAAATTCAACATCTGATACAGATCATTTATGACATTTTGTTCAGGACGTTCAAAATAGTGATATTCTATTCCAAGATCATCCAATTTTTTCATAACATATTGTCTTCTCCAACCTGCCAAAATTACTTCCAATTTGAATTCATTTTTTCCCAATTTCTGCAATTTATCACATGCTTTAATGAACAAATCTGGACCTTTTTCAAGTTTTGGAGAGGTCAAATCATTGCCCTCTGTATCTCTCTGAAATGAGCCAATCAAAAATACATCATTTGGTACATTGTACTTTTTTCGTAAATTGATAATGTCATCAGTTTTGTACCAAATTTTTTGATTTGCCCAAAATGGAATTGTAACAATCCTTTTTGTTGTCAATTTGCTGATGAATTCAGCAGTGTGGTGATTTGCAGCATGATATACATCTGTTATGTCATCTCTCATCTGAAAATCATAACGTTCATTTGGGCCAAATTTTTCTGGGACGATGTGATGAATTGATGTTATCACTCTTTTCTGTTTCAGAAATTGATATGGCAATTCTTTCCAACGCCAATCTGATAATAACCATATAACATTAGCACTCATTGGATCTTTGACTGTTATGTCCTGATTATCAATTGACCATTCATTAACAAATCTATCACAAATCCAATTTTCATTTGCTGGCAATAACCAAACTCTATTGTGCATTCAGAACCTCATCAAAAAGTTTGATATACTGATCACAAACTCTATCCATTGAAATGTCATGATGTTTTCCCAAAGAATTTCTTTTTGGTAAATAACTCAATTGTTTTACATCAATTTGTGGTGGATTATCATAATCATACAATTCAAAATTGTATTTGACGCTATCATTAATGATCATACCATATTCATTCACCAATTCTTTTGTTCCACCAGTGTTTGAACAGATGACTGGTAAATCCATACCCAGGGCCTCCACAATTACATTAGGACAATGGTCTGCCCAAGCTAAATGGATCATCCAATCTGATTGTGAATAAATGTTTAAGCAGTCTTGGTGAGGAATTGTACCAGTGTAATATACATGTGGATCATGTGCATTCACATATGGATTTGAACCCAAGATTATAAGACAACTGTTTTGATATCCCAAATCATTTTTGATGTGCTGATAGCAATCAATATTTGCTTCAAGTCTTTTCTGACTGTGCCAATTTGATGAAGAAACAAATACAGTATCGTACTGTTTTCGTAATGATAGTTGTCCAAATTTGATATTTTCATCAGAAAGATCAATTCCATTGAGAATTGTTGAACACAATTTGTGTTTACCAAACCACTTTTCTGTCATCTGTTTATCAAAATCTGATTGAAATACACATGCATCAGTTGCATTGTATGTTTCAACAATGTTTCTATTCTTTAGATTGAATTCTTCAGGTTTAAACCAAATTCCATCAAGTCTTATTATGGACTTTTTTGCCAACCTATTTCCTGATTTTTCTATGAACACAAGAGACACATCTGCATTGTCTGAACTTTGCAACACATGATGTCCCCTTTTGAAGAATGCTTTTGCTAAACGTAAAGCAAAACTGTTGGGCCCAGTTCTGCTGTTGAAATCAACATTGTCAAAATGAATATTCATGAACGTCTTTTAATTTCAATGATGAATTGTTCAGCAAATGGCGTACCATTAAAAATGGTTGCAAGCATTGCCAATTCTTTTGTTTCAATGTTTTTTGGATCAGCATATGCATCAAATATGTTTTCATCCAACAGATCACTATTATTGTTGATTTCTATACTCAAATAGAACATTTGAGAAATGAGGTTCATGGCTTCATTTGTCAGTTCAATATTTGATCCTTTCATTACATCAACCATGGTATTGAAAATTTCACTGTATATTTGAATGCATAATGTTCTTGTTATTGGCTGTTCTGCTGTAATTTTTTTCAATTTTTCTGTCAACAATGTTGAAATTGATTTGAATACATTGTTCATGATAACATCTTTCTGCTGTTCAATTCTTCACTCAGATCATCATACAACAATGTATTATTCAACAATTTTATCAATTGTTCAAGATCTTGTGTTTTCAGATCTTTTGTTGAATATTCATTCATCATAATCAATTCTGAAATTTTCATTTCATTTATTTGCAAATTTTTGAAATACTTCATTGTTAACCACTTTATTGCAATGTCAGAAATGTACGTTTGATTGTTGATCAATGTGGCAGTTATTTCATTCTTGATTTCATTAAAGATTTTGTGCAGTGCAACATCTGGTTGCAAATTTTGTGTTGCAAGTTTTGAAACCTCTTGCTGCACAATGATTGGCAATGTTTTTTCGAGTGTTTGATTGAAAGTCATATCTAGATTTTATAGCATAATGATTTACATTGGTACAACAATATCATCGACATTGGAAAGTAATAGTCAAGACTTTTTCAAATCTGTTGAAAAGAATGATCAACATCAACATTTTTGTTGTGCAATAAACATGAAAAATTTGAAAACATTCATCAATGATCACAAATCATTCAATTTCATAAATCTTGACATCAAAAATGTTTCATCAAAATATTATGATGGTTGGCCTGAAAATAGACAAAATTTTGTTTCACTACAAACAGGTGAATTTGTTGAATATATTGAATGCGATGATGATGACGTTGTCATTTTTTGTGATTATGATATCACAATGCAAAAGCCATTGACAAACGCACACATCGAAATGTTCTCATCAATTGATGAGAATACATTCCTTTTAGAATATGATCATTTTCCACCAATCATGTGTTTACATGATTATTGTTTGATGTTTAAACCAATCTGTGGTGATCAAAAAATATTTGAACTGTTTCCAGAAAATATGAAATCATTGCATGTATACAATGCAGGTGTCATTGTTGCAAAATTTGGTGCATGGAAAAAATTGTGGAAAAATGTTTCAAATGTTTATTGCAACATATCAAATTTTAGACATCATGGCGCAATCCAATTTTTATTGAACCATTGTATGCAAATTGATGGTTTAAGAATACAAAACTTACCATTTGATATTCATAATGCTTTTTGGTTCAATGGCACAAAAAGCTATGAAAAGAATAGAAAATTGCATATTGATGGAATACCTGTTGTGTTTTCACATCACAAATTTATGAAAACATATTCATTCTGACTTGAGATGATATCCAATCATATGTTTTTTCTAAACCATCATACAATTTCATGCTTGGTGACCAATTCAATTCTTTCATAATCAATCTGTTGTCTGATGATCTTCCTCTAACACCTTGTGGACCATCAATGTGTTTTATTTTGAGAGTTTTTCCAGAAATTTTTATGATCATTTCGGCAAGCTGATTGATTGATACCATTTCATCAGATCCAATATTGATTGGGTTTTTGAAATTTGATGCCATCAATCTTTCAATACCTTCAAGACATTCATCAATGTATAAAAATGTTCTTGTTTGATTTCCATCTCCCCAAATTTCAATTTCATCACCACTGTTTGCCATGGCTACTTTTCTACAAAGAGCAGCGGGAGCTTTTTCTCTACCACCATTCCACGTACCAAGTGGACCAAAAATATTGTGAAATCTTGCTATTCTTATATCAATGTTTTTTGTCCTATTGTAGGTTGAATATAATCGTTCACTGAACAATTTTTCCCAACCATATTCACTGTCAGGATTTGCTGGATACGCTGAGCTCTCTTCACAATTTGGGTTATTTGGATCCATTTGATTATATTCAGGATAAGCACATGCCGAGGATGAGTAGAATATTTTTACCTGTTTATGCAATCTGCTGACTGCATTCAATATGTTCAAATTTATCATTGCAGAATTGTGCATAATTTCAGCATCATTTTTGCCAGTGAACACAAATCCAGCACCACCCATATCAGCTGCCAACTGATAAATTGTGTCAGGTTTTGAAAGAAGTATCATTTCATTAACTTCAAGTTGATTTCTCAAATCAACAATGTTGAACTCTTTACATTTCATTCCATATTCATGATGTTTGATGTCAACACCATAGACATCATGACCTTGCATTGTCAACTTTGTTGACAAGTGACCACCAATAAAACCACCTGCTCCAAGCACCAAAACCTTACTCATAAAACAAATAGTACTCTACTTTTTCAGATATTTGGCAGCCATTACACAACTCAATTTTGTTTTTTCATAACAATGATGTTCAAACCATTGTGTTGTGTCAATAATTGGTATTCTGTGTTTTGAACAAAAATAGTTGTATGCTGTCTGTTCACTGCAAGACCAAATTTTTACTCTAATGTTTTCACCTTCTGAGAACTTAACAATTGATGAAATGTCAACGTCAACAAGCTTTTGTGTCAAAATTTTCAATTCATCTTTATGAGTATGAAATTTTTGTGGTAGTGCAAAAATACCCATATTGTGAATATCAAAATTGCTGGTGTTGAATGCTTTTTCAGCTGCATACTTTTCACCCCAATGCAATTTTCCATCTGAACATTTACGTTCAAATTTCCACATCAGTGCATTATCATCAATCAAATTGAACAGATCATCACAGTTTTTTAAGCATGTCAAATCATTATCAAGTTTGATAACATTTTCATGTTCACAAAATTCTTGTGAATAGTATTCAACTATGGGCCAAAAACAATATTCATGTTGTGACCACTTTTTTATCAATTCAGAATTTTCAACAACATTCAAATTGTTACAGTTGACATCATATTGTGAAATTTTTGACAATAACAATTCTCTATTGTCAGTTAAGACATCATATTGCGTTTTTTTATTGTGATTTAGTACTGTTGCTATTGATGCTGCAGCATACTCAAAAATGTTATCCCTATTTTTGTAACCTTCTTTTGCCCAAACTCTACCACTGGAATACATTTTCAAAAAATCATAATCAAACACAAGACTGATGAATTTGTTATTCACAACAACTCTTTCTTGACAAAGATTGCATCTCCCCAATCAAATTTTGTCATATTTGTTTCCATTCTTTTGTATCCAAATTGATTGAGATATTCTTCCAATTCTGGTAGAAGACAACAATTTTCATACAGTGTGTCTGTGTTGACTTCACTATAAATGAAATCAAATTTTGTTATGAGATTTCCAATACCTTTCAGAACTTTCAATTCGGCACCTTGAACATCCATATTCAAGAAATTGAACATGTTCAGATCAATATTCAAATTCTCATATATCTGATCAAAACGTTGTGTTTGCAATTTCAATACCTTATCAACTGTTATGTTTGGATAGTGCACAAGATGTTTATCAAGTTTCAGCATTGATGATGATGCCGATCTGAAATTGGTTGTTACATAAAAATCAACATGTTCTTCAGTGTCAGATAACAGAATATTGTATGCAACATTGTGATCATAAGTTTCAATATTCTGCTTCAGAATATTGAATGTTTCAGGATTTGCCTCAAACCAGACAACATTTTTTACATCACAATTTGCATATGCTTCTCTCTCTTCACCAGTGCATGCACCAACATGAATTATGCCTTTGATCTGCTTTTTGGGATTGTATTTTTCAAACAGATCTTCAAATTTTATGTACATCATTTTATGATCCCCCGAATGTTTGGATTTATGTTGTATTCTTTATGAAGATTTTTCAATTCATTTTCATACAATCTGTAATTCCATTTACCTTTTGATATTGCAGTACAAATATGTGGATATGCTTTACATTCATAATGATATTTTCCAATCTTTTTTTCATCATTA